CTTTTATACATGTTATCTCTTTCAGTTTTGCCTGGGTTAACAGCAAGTTTAACTACGTTCTTAATTTGACCGCGGTTTAAACCACCTGGTGACCACCATGCATCGTTTGTATAATCTGTTCTAGCAGCAAGACCAGCGACATCACCGTTAAGTGGAACCCAACGATATGTATCATTGTATCTGTCATACTGATATTTATATCCAGAATCAAGAACAGCATATGAAGAAGATGGTAATTCATTTCTAAATGCTACTAACGCATTAGCTGCATCAGAACCACTACCAACAATAATATCTTCAGATGTTGCATCGATTGGTGATATGAAAGCTACACAGTCTTTTCTTACTTCAGCAACATTACTAATAATGAAGTCTGCAGTTTCATGTGGGGTTCTACCACCTAACACTAATGAAATATCATATAAATCAGCATTTGCAAATGCAGCAAAAGCTGTTTGAATATTACCTTGTGTAGGATTAATATCTAATGTACCACCAGTTAATGATATTGTTTGTGCATCAGATAAGTCTTTAAAGCCTTTATTTGGCTCTGTTTCATCCCCAATATTAAGTAATAATGATGTATCAGAAATAGTTGATGCGTTTGTAGTACTTGTTGCTGCTACCTGTGTGGTATGATCCATCCACCAAATATAACGTGATTGAGCATTAATTACTGTTTTATAGTAATTATTAGATCCATCTGTCTTTTTAGCATCTGCAGCTTTAGAAACAAAAGCAAATTTTTCTATAACAACACCAGGAGTACCAGTAATATCGCCGTCTTCGTCAACAACGACAATATGCATTTCGTCGCCTTGTGAACCTTTACCTGCTACATATTCTGAAGTACCTGGTTGTGTATCAAATTCATCTTTATACGCCCATGTACTATATGTTGTATAGTCAGCCATAGAAACTTTAAGTGAGTTACCTAGTGTTCCTGGATATTTAGCTGCCCATGGTCCAACAATACCACCACCATTTACATAGTAGTTAATATAGTCGTCAGTATTTTTAATTTTAAAACCAGAATTTGTTAAAGTAAATGTAGCTGTAGCAGTTGTACCTGAAGAAGCTTCAATAGTAACTTCAGCTGTATCTGGAACACCTTGGTCATCACTTGTATAACCATAGCCAGAATTAGTAACTGTAATACCTGTAACTTGACCAGTTTGTTCATCAATAGTTGCTACCGCTGTAGCTTGTGCACCACCGTCTATATCTGGTGCAGAGATAGTAACTGTTGGAGCAGTTGTATATGAATCACCAGGATTAGTTACGGTAATTGCTGTAATAGAACCTGTTTGTTCAGCCACAGCATTTACTGATGTAGAATCTACTCGTGATACCAATAAATTGTTTGTGTATGATAGGAAGTTTGCGGCTGTAAAGAACGATTGACTGTTACCTGTTGTTGGTCTACCGAATCTTTCTACAAGTACATTTTCAGATGTAACTGTAACTGGTTCTTCAACTGGTCCCCAAACAAATGTACCAGCAAAAGCGCCAGCAGATGTAGAAACGGCAGGAACAATATTAGTTAAGTCCTGTTCTGTTACCACTACTCCTGGAGATAATTGAAACGCCATTATGTTTCTCCTTAATTAAGTAAGTTTAGAGTTTCCTCTATAATGTTATTTATATTATTATAATATTCAAAAATTCGCTAGCACTTTATCAGATTCTTCTTCCTGGCCATCATTATAAAAACCAAATGGAGTTAATTCGTCCTCGATATGTTGTATATGAGATTCATACATTGCTTGTCTCATATTAACATCATTTAAGTCTTTAAAGTATGGGTTGGAAGTCAACCAACTAAATAATACCAAAGTCATAACTAAATCATCATGATAACCTTCATCTGCACAAAAGGAACCCCTCTTTTCAATGAAAGTTGATAACTCTGCAATGGTATCTACATCTTGTATAATTAACTTATTCTCTTCAACCATTGATTTCAAATTGGTACAACCAATTCTTTTAACCTTTTTATCAGTAATAACCCCTAATTGGGTTTGTCCACCACCAAAACCACCGGAGACAACTTGTCCATTAGAACCTCTATTGACAAAAAGGATATTCTCGTATTCAAGTTCAGAGTAGAGTATTGCTGCTACTTGTTCGCTTGAATTTACTTCTATTAACACGTATGCATTATTATAATCTACTGCCATTTTATGTATTACATTTGGGTAGAGTAATGGGCTTATCTTATTATCCCTATATTTTGCTACCTGCTTATATGGCACTTCTGTAATATCTATTATATTAAATGCAGAATAATCAGCACCAATGCCCTTTGCTGTATCTGCAACAATAACGTATGTATGATCTTTTTCTGGTTTATTAAATATATCTAAACCATCTTTACTATATTTATTATTTGTAGGATTTAGCTTTGCAATAACATCTGCTCGTATTAATGTTAAGCTAGATCCTAAGAATGTACATAGTACCTCTTGGTTAAATTTTAACTCACCGAGCTGTCTTTTTTGCTCTTCTGCCCACTTTTCATCTCTGCCCGGAATCTTCCAATATGGTATAAACAATGGCACAAAGTCATTATTACCCTGTTCTGCATCATTCCAGAACTTCCAAAAATGATTATATCCTAATGGTGTAGAAGATAATAAGATCTTTGTTGTTGTACCGGCAGAAATTGTAGGATACACTGAAGTAAAAAAGTCTTCGGCAACATTATTAGGTATAATTGCGGTCTCATCAACATATAATAAGTTAACAGATTTACCACGAATACCTGAACTTGATGTTGCGGCAGTAAAGACTACACTATTATTTTCTAATTCAACATCACCTTTATTCCATGTAATAACCCCCTGTTGCATCCATTTCGGCAAATGCTCATACATTAATTGATATCTGTTAAGTACTTCCCTCGCGGCGGTTGCTTTGTTTGCCAATATGGCGACCGTTTTCGAATCTTGAAATATAGTGTACCATAGAATGTACGCAGCACTTGTGGTAGTTTTACCTTGCTGCCGACCTTCCATAAGAATGACTTTACGATTTTCATGTATTATTTTAACCTTTTCACGTTGACACTCATATAATTTAAATGGTTGTAGACCATAGTCTAGTGTAATAATCTTACAATAGTTCTCAATAAAATAGATAGGATCTTTACGGCATTTACGAAGTTCTATAACATCATCTTCTGTAAATGGTACCGTAACTCCTGCTGCTTTTAAATTAGGATTACCTAAATAAACTTGTGCCATTAAAATTGAGCTTCCCAGTTCTCTGTGACAGGATCATCAGGAGAAGGCGAGGTAGCTGTATATTTTGTGTTTATAGGTTCTGAAAGATTAACATTACTTGTTGTAATAACACCTTGTTCATTAACATAACCATAAACGTTTGTCTTTAACTGAAAATTCAGTGTATGAGTCACAAATCGTCTTGTCTGAAAATCACCATCATATTCGTCGTTTACTTGTACAGATTGTAAAATTACAGGAACATCTTGTACAATATCTAAAGCGGGTAATGCATTAACGGCCAATGTATATTCAGGTGTGAATATTGGCAAGATTTGTTCTAATATTTGCATACCATCTTCTTGTGTTTTTGTAATAATGTATAAACTAATGTCAATATTATATGGAGCAGGACTAAATACTGATTTCTTATTAGTTCCATTTAAATTCTCACATGTAATCTTATTGAGTTTATTTGTTTTTCTTGTTGGGTCATAAGCATAACTTACAATTTCAAAACTCATTCTTGGTAATGAAACATACGTATAGTTATTTAATGATGGATCTCCATCTACTCTTACTAACCATTTTTCTTTTGGAGCATATGCCAATGGCACTTGTATTGTTTGTTCTACTTGACCATCATTATTTGCTCTTTGAATTTTGATATCAGAGAATAGACGACCAAAAGCAACAATACTTTTTCTTATTGCTCCATGATAATAAACTTGATCGTTTAACATTAGTTAACTTCTCCGAATGGATTATCTTCTGAAAATAGGATATCAGCAGCTTCTTCTTTAAATTTATTATTGTCGCCAAATGAATCTTGTTTATCTAGATTCTCAATATAAGCGACTGCAGTTGCTCCAGTACCAATACCAGTTATTGTAACTTTTGGTGCTGATGTATATCCAGATCCAGGATTATCTAATTGTATTCTTACAACTTCATCCTCATTAATTCCTTGTTGATCACCAAGTATCGCCGTTGCTGTAGCAGTTGTATATAATGGAGGTGGATCAATTGTAATTGTTGGAGCTGAAGCATATCCAGAACCAGGGTTTACAATTGATATGCTTGTAACTTTATTATTAGATACTGCTGCTATTGCAGTTGCAACATCAGTTCCTGTATCCGGTGCACTTATTGTAACTGTTGGAGTTGATGTGTATTCAACACCACCATATGTAACTTCAATAGAACTTAATAAACCATTAACTACTGTACCAATTGCTGTTGCTGTAGATTGCGCTGACTGTGGAGCTTCGATCTGTATTAATGGTGGAGAATTATATCCGTTTCCTCGATGCGTCACTCTTATTTCTCTTATCGTACCATTCTGTACAACATCAGTACTAAATGATTTAAGTGATTCAAATTGATCAATCTGAGTAATACCAGTTTCCATTCTTTCAGAAGCATATTGAAAGAGTTCAACTTCAAGTTTATATACAAAGAGTTTACCAATCTGATAGAAAGGATCTTGATGTTGTACAAACTTAATTTCAAATAAACCATCAGTTAAAGGGAAATATAATAAGTCACCTTCATTTGGTCGTGATGGTATTGTTGTTACACCAAATCTTCCTACTAGTTGTTCCCAGCGTCTTCTTGCAACAGTTAATGTAGCAGATTGTTCCATCATCATGCCGCCGAATCTTTGGATGAATGCACCTTGGCCTTCAAAACCTTCTGCATTTTCTAAGTACATTTCAATAGCAAACGCTTTCTTAAATTTAGAAAGTCGATCTTCGCCTAGTATCTCGTCTTTTGCTACAAGTTCTCTTGGGATATAATAGAAATTTTGGCCATATATGCCAATAGACTCTACAATAATGTCTTCATGTAATAAGTGTTCTGACCTATTGCCGTGACTGAAGTAGACTGAACGTGGCATTAGTTATCCTAAAAAGAATTCAAGTGGAGCTGATTTATTAATTAACTCGTCTTCTAGTTGTGAGATCTCATTATTTGCTTCATCAAACAAAGCATTACCGTCAAGTGTTACACCACCTGGTAATGAGATACCCGTAAATTTTTTAATGTTTGTTGCCCATTGTCTTTTAATTAGAGCAGTAGTGTATTTCTTTAACCATGGCTCATTCCACACTTTACCCCATTCAACTGGATCTAAAGCACGATAGCATTCAATAACAATAAATTCACCCATTGCAATATCAGCTCCCCAATTAATATCTAAGAATAAACGACCTTGCATACGATTAAAACGATACATAGGATGACCATTCAGCTCTAAATCTAATAAAGCAATATGGCTCATTACTTGTTTATAATAAATGAGTGATACTGATGTTAAGTCATATAAATCATTTAATCTTAATTGATATTGTAAATCAAATAAGTTCTTTGATGTAGAAGCCGCAGCAAATGGTATAACTCTGTTAACACCATAAACTAAATCAGGCAAATCAAAGTATTTGTTATCATATGTACCTTTAGTTATAGAT